GGCTGCCTAACCTGCAGGTTATTGTCTTCGATCCCATCCTTGGTTTTAACAATCGCCAGATGGTGATCGCTGAGGTGACCTATCAGCAGGATGAAAACGGCACCGTGACCGAAATCCGCGTCGGGCCTCCGGATGCCTATCTTCCTGAACCAGCGAAGCCTGGCAAGCGTAAGAAAAAGAAAGAAGAGGATGATTTCTGATGGCTAACCCGATATCAGGTATGGGCCGTGCGCTTTCAAACCTGCTGGCGCGAGCGGTTGTTCGCGGGCTGAACACGGCAACAAAATGCCAGATGCTTCAGATTGAGATGGCCGGAGGTGAGGGAAAAAGCGATATCGAGCATATGGAGCCGTACGGCTTTACCGCCGCACCTCTCACCGGCGCTGAGGCCGTGGCCGCATACTTTGACGGTGACCGCTCGCACGGCGTTGTGCTGGTGGTTTCTGACCGGCGTTTCCGCATAAAGGGGCTGACTTCTGGTGAGGTGGCTGTTTATGACGATCAGGGGCAGTCGGTCACGCTCACCCGCAAAGGAATCGTCGTCAACGGGGCGGGCAAGCTAATCACCTTTACCAATGCGACTAAGGCGCGGTTTGAAATGGACATCGAGGCAACCGGTGAAATCAAGGATAAGTGTGACTCCTCCGGCCTGACCATGTCAGCCATGCGCACGGCCTATAACGGTCACACGCATAAAGAGAACGGCTCTGGCGGCGGTACGACCGACGCGCCAACGCAGAAAATGGTGGTGGCATGATTATTGTGATTAACGGCATTCAGCGTGACGTGACGTGGCCGCCCGATCCCCTGACGCGTGCCGTCATTATCTCACTGTTCTCCTGGCGAAAGGCTGAGCCTGACGACAGCCCGGAACAGGAAAACGGCTGGTGGGGGGATAGTTTCCCGACCGTACAGAATGACCGTATTGGCTCACGCCTTTACCTTCTCAGCCGCACGACGCTCACCAATAAAACGCCGCTCAAAGCCCGCGAATACATCAGCCAGGCCCTTCAGTGGCTGGTGGATGACGGCGTGGCGGTTCGGGTGGACGTGAAGGCCGAGCGGACCGGGATTAACACCCTCAGTGCTTCAGTAGTTATCAGCCAGAAAGACGGCAACCGCACGGCATTTTCCTTTGACGATTTATGGAGTGAACTTAATGGCTGACAGTGGATTTACCCGCCCGACACTCCCTCAGTTAATCACCACCGTCCGCAACGATATTCTCACCCGCCTAGCTGCAGACACCACACTGGCCGCATTGCGTCGTACCGATGCAGAAGTTTATGGACGGGTCCAGGCGGCGGCGGTGCATACCGTGTATGGCTACATTGACTATCTGGCGCGCAACCTTCTGCCAGACCTTGCGGATGAGGACTGGCTGACTCGCCACGCCAACATGAAGCGATGCCCGCGAAAAGCGCCTACAGCAGCAACCGGTTATGTGCGCTGGGATGTGCCAACGAGCGGCATCCCTGTTCCTGCCGGTGTCACAATTCAGCGTGACGATCTCGTTTCATTCACTACGACAGCTAAAGCGACCTCGGCGGGTGGGGTTCTGCGCGTGCCGGTTGTCTGCGATACGGCAGGAAAAGCGGGCAACACCGATGATGGACTTGCTATGCGATTGGTCAGCCCGATTACAGGCCTGACCTCAGCTGGCGTGGCGGACAGCATTCAGGGCGGCGCTGACGTTGAGGATTTGGAGGTCTGGCGCGCACGCGTGATTGAACGGTGGTACTGGACCCCGCAGGGCGGCGCTGACGGTGATTATGAAGTCTGGGCTAAAGAAGTGGCTGGCGTGACACGCGCATGGACGTACAGGCACTGGAGTGGTCGGGGAACGGTAGGCGTTATGGTGGCGAACAGCGACCTCATTAATCCAATCCCTGACGCTGCTACCGTCTCAGCCGTAAAGACATACATCGAACCGCTTGCCCCGGTGGCCGGAGCCGATATCTACGTGTTTGCTCCAACGCCTCACACCGTTAATTTCCAGATTCGACTCAACCCGAACACCGCAGCAGTGCGCTATGCCGTTGAGGCGGAGTTGCGCTCAATGATGCTGCGCGATGGCGGGCCTGAAAGCGTGCTGAAGCCGTCCCGCATCAGCGAGGCGATCAGCATCGCAACGGGTGAGTACAGTCATACGCTGGTCAGCCCGACGACTGATATCACCATTGGGAAAGGTGAAATAGGTGTGGTGGGGACAATCTCATGGACTTAACGGCGCAGTACCGGCAGATGCTTGGAGCACTGCTGCCGCGTGGCCCAGCGTGGGACAGTGACGACGTGTTGCTGACTAGCCTGGCACCCTCGCTGGCAGCGGTGCATGGGCGCGGTGATGCTCTGATGCTGGAAACGGACCCACGTTCAGTGACAGAGCTAATTGACCGTTATGAAAGTATCAGCGGGCTGCCGGATAGTTGCGCGCCTTCAGGCGTGCAGACGCTGCAGCAGAGACGCCAGCGGCTGGATGCAAAGATAAATCTGGCGGGGGGCATTCATGAGGCTTTCTACCTGGCTCAGCTTGAGGCGCTGGGCTACACGGGCGTCACCATTACCCGCTACAACAAAAGCCAGTTCACCTGTATGTCTGCTTGCACCGACTCGCTTTACAGTGATGAGTGGCGCTACTACTGGCAGGTGAATATGCCCGTATCCACCCAGGTTACGCCCATGACGGCCATCAGTAACTGCACCGACAGCCTCAGAGTTTGGGGTGACACTATCGCGGAATGCGTCCTGAACAAACTGGCACCCTCACATACCTACGTTATTTTCAGATATCCGGAGTAAATATGCATCGTATCGATACATCTACCGCGCAGGTGGATAAATTTGGCGCGGGTAAAAATGGCTTTACCGGCGGTAATCCTCAGACCGGTGAACTGCCTACAGCGCTGAATGCAGATTTTTTTGATTCAGTTCAGGAAGAAATAGCTGCGGTTATTGAGGCGGCGGGCCTGACACTTAATAAATCTAATAGGGCGCAGCTGCTCGCCGCCATGAACACGCTGGTCGGACCCGGACGGCTGATCAATGTGCAAATTTTTAAAGCCAGTGCTAATTACAAAAAAACGGCGGGAGCGAAGATCGCCATCGCTGAGGTTCAGGCTGCAGGCGGTTCGGGTGGTAACACGGGGTATTCAAGCTCGTCTACCGTTTCTCTGGCTACAGGCGGCAGTGCCGGTGGTTATGCTAAATCAAAGCTTTCTGTAGATCAGATTGACGGCCTGCTGGTTACTGTAGGAACCGGGGGTAAGGCGAACGCCGGATTTCCGGTATCGGGCAGCGTTGGGGGCGACTCATCGATAGGCAACCTTATTTTGTGTAAGGGCGGTAGTGGCGGTTACGGTCAGGAGCAGTCAACCCCTCCTTTCACGTGTACGGGTGTTCTGGGTGGTAATGCAACAGGCGGGAATATTGTTAACACTCCTGGGGGAAGCTCTGAGCACGGCGTATCTCTCAGCACCGGATCAAACTTTGTGGGTAAAGGTGGCGATTCATTTTTCGGCAAGGGTGGATTCAGTCGAGCAAATAACAACTCTGTCGGAAACGATGCAAATGGCTTTGGCTCTGGCGGAGGCGGCGCAGTTGGCGGGCCCAACAATTCATCAACCGGCTACAAAGGTGGCGCGGGTGCTGATGGCCTTGTCATCATATGGGAGTATGCATAATGTCAGTTTCATCGTACGCATTGATTAAAGACGGCGTTGTAGTAAATGCAGTCCTTTGGAACGGAGAAGGCGACCTTTTCCCTGAGTATGAAACTTACGAGATAAAAGAGGAGGATCAGGTTGGCCCCGGCTTTACTGCAGAGAAGGACAAAAAAGGTAGCTGGGTATTTACTGCCCCGGTAGTTGAAATCACCCCGGAAGAGCGCGCACAGAAAAACTTGAGTACTGCGCAGTCGGAATACAACCGTGCATCAGCACAAATCACTGCCCTTAACCAACGCATTGAAGACGAGGATTACAGCGGAGATTACACTGAGGCGGCGGTGGCAAAGTCTAAGAATGACTGGACCACGTACCGTAAGGCTTTGAGGGCGTACATTTCTGAAGCGGATGGGAAGGAGGCGTTGCCAGCACCTCCAAGTTTTTAGTTAAAAATGTCAACCACCTCAAGTTTTATCTGTTAATTTTATTTCTTGATTAAATCCATACTCCAACCTGGGGGGTTAGTTCTAATGTTAACTATATCCCCCTTTCGAGCGCTTTCAAATTTTTTAACATCTTCTTCATAGCCAACTTTTTGAAGTTTAGGCATTCTGTACGAAGCAATCAGACACGGAATAACTAATAGTATAAATAAAAAATTTGCTAGTGGGTACTTTATTGAAATATTGTGAGATATAATAAGCAGAAGGCAGAAAATAGCCATTCCAGAAGCAATAAAATACCTGCATCCCACTATTGGTATTTCAAATAGAGGCCACTGCTCACTTAGATTGTTTATAACAGGCTTAAAGATTGATAGGCCAACAATTATAGTCACGTAAGTGAATACTACCTTGTACTGCCAGCCGCATTTAAAGAAGTAGAATAAAGAAGACGCAATTATGAATGCACATATTGTCATATTTAATATGTTTTCTCCCCACATCCACCTAACATATTGTAGGTCAATCAAAGAGCCTAAGATAATCTTGTATGATAATATGCTTGCAAATAAATCCCAACTAGCACCAAGTGGCGCTGATGTTCTGTCAGCGCTAAAGGTTGCAATAGCTGCACATTGAGCAAGAAAGCACAAAGTAAACACGACATCAAAGAAATTGAATTTCTTTATGGCATTAATTATTGATCCGTGTTCGGTTATTCTTTTTAATGCCAAGCAAGGTGCAAGAATGCCAATGAATGGCCCGCTAAGCCCACATATTACCAGTATTATAAAATCATGACATTTCCAAAGTACGCCGACTGGCGGCTTTGAAATCATGATGCACAATAAATAGATGGCTACGTAAGTGTGCGCGTTGGTTATATTTATATATGCTTCTTGTATGTTGGGTTGTAGCACAAAGTAAAAACAAAATACTATTCTATATTTTATATTAACAAAGCTCATCCTGCCTGACAGCACATATACTAAAAAAAGGCACCGTAAAGTTACAGCTGCAGCCAATGCCGTTACCGCCGAAGAGCTTACCCCCAGAAAAGACGCAAGTGACATGGTCAATTTAGGTAGGGTTTGGAAGTAGCCATCCCTTGGCGTAATTAAAGAATCAAAAGCCCCAACATTCCAAACAGATTGCAAAAATGCTTTGCCATCCTCAGCCCACAATTGAGGGTGATTGAAAATATCGGGACGCCTAGTAATCATTATTGCCAAAAGAACAACTAAAATTAATAGTGTCTGAGTTTTATTTAACCTGTTTTCCATAAATAACATAATTTTATTCTCTATTTTCCTTTTTAATATATCTAGGTCTTTTTTTGGTCTCAATGTAGATTCGACCTATATATTCTCCCAGGATTCCAATCCCAATCAGTTGCACACCTCCAAGAAAAAGAATTGAAACCAGAAGAGAAGAGTAGCCCGCCACGGGATTACCCCAGAATATCTTGTCTACTATCATCCAGATGCCATAAATGAAAGATAATCCGGCAACGAAAAATCCAATATATGTCCACATGCGTAGAGGGAACGTAGAGAAGGAAGTAATTCCCTCTAAAGCCAGATTCCATAACTTCCAACCATTGAACTTTGTTGTTCCGGCCACACGTTTCTCACGTGTATATTCAACAATATCAGTTCTTCCGCCAACCCATGACAGAATGCCTTTCATGAACAGGTTACGCTCGGGCAGAAGCTTGATGCTCTCAACCACGGTGCGAGACATTAGCCTAAAGTCGCCAACGTTTTCTTCAATTTTTGGCGAGCTTATTTTATTATGCAGGCGGTAGAACCATTCTGCAGTCTTGCGCTTCATGTGGCCGTCAGTGCTCCGGTCAGTACGCTTAGCCAGAACCATGTCTGCGCCGGACTGCCAGCGATCAATTAGCTTGGGTATCACTTCCAGTGGATCCTGCAAATCAACATCTATAGGGATAATCGCATCACCAGTGGCACATTCGATGCCTGCGAAGAGCGCCGCTTCTTTACCGAAGTTCCTAGTAAAGAATACATTCCGAACTAATGGGTCAATTGCTTGCATATCCTTCATTAGTTGCGGCGTGAAATCGGTACTACCATCATCCACGAAGACGATTTCGATTTCGTATGGCTTCAAAAATTCTTTATATCTTACGTCGCTGTAAAAATATCTTATCGCATCTTCTTCATTGAAGACGGGAACCACTAGCGATATCTTCATTTTTTCTCTCTAAAAATAATATATTTAGAATAAAGGAATCCGCAAACAAGGCTCACTGCAGAAAATACGACCAGAGTAGCTATAGGGTTCACGTGCAGCCTGTCTGCCGAGCTACCAATAAGAGTGGCAACGGCACCCATAAAAAATACATACATCATGTATCTGAATGTGGTCGCCTCAGAGCTAAAGGTCCACCGTGCATTTGCGAAGAATGAGAACGTAACAGCAACACAGAAGGCCGCGAAGTTAGAAAGCGATTGAGACTGATCGTTTTTAATGCAGATGGCAAACACTACCCAATGAATGAGCGTATTCAGAATGCCGATTGTCATATAGCGGGCAAATAATTTAGCCATGTGAACACCTGAAAATGTAGATAACGAATTTTGTCATTGCGTTAAGAGATGTTCAAGGAATCGATCATAAATGTAAGGACATAATAAAGCCCCGGCGACGGGGCAGAGTGTACCGCGCCAGTCTCAGCGGGCTGCAGGTGTAATTTGAGATTAGTCGTCACCCGAAGTGTCCGCCAACTAAAAATCCTTCGCCATCAACCCCTTTACAAATCTGTGCGCCGCTCCGCCTTGATCAAATCTACCGATCGATATTACTGTTTATCCATACAGTATTTATCAGAGGAGAATTTATCATGGCGAGAGAGAGTGACATACTTGCGGCGTTCACTGGAGCGATAACGAAGGACGGCAGAGGGCGGCAGATTGTCACCACTGCGGCGTTCCAGAAGCGGCTGGATGACCTGAATCACGTGTGGACGCTGGCAGAGTGCAACCGGTGGATTAGGCGTTACCAGAATTTCTTCTTCGAGCTGGTTACCGAGGAGACCGAGAATAAGACCTGGTCGTTACGCAACATGGGATACGTGAGGTAACTATGGGATTTCCATCACCAGCTTCAGATTACGTAGAGCGGCGCATCGACCTCAACGACGTGCTGATGCCTCACCGGAACAACATGCTGCTAATTGAGACACCTGACGGGTTCGTGCTGGCCGACAAATCATTGAAGCCTGTGCCAGGCGATAAAGTCGCGTTCCAGCTCGGCGAGTTTCCGCGACTGGGTAGATTATTCAGTTCAGGGATCATCACTTCGGACGGTGAGACGATCGACGGAGTGGGGCTGGAAGGTATTATCGTGCTGGGGAAAGTTACGGCTGAGATAGTGTCAGTTTATGAGCCTTGTAGGCCAATAATTTAAGTAAAAACTTCATAATATAGCCTCACGTTCGCATCTAAGTTATTGAATAAATTAGGGCTGACTTTGAGGCTAAATTATGAAAACCTGGCATATTGTGTTGATTTAACTTCTAAAAGCGCCTGATTTAAAATCCCTCGGCTGTAAGGCTGTGCGGGTTCAAGTCCCGCCCCGGGCACCATATTTCTGCCGAAGAAAATCTAATAAAATAAAAGCAATATGCAGTAATGTCGTAACCGCCCAAGG